CTAGCCTCCTTCCCCATAGCCTTGGTTGCGCCCCTGTACTTACCAGTTTCTAATGCTTTGGATTCTCCAGCATGTGCCCTACCAAAGGCTGCCTGAGATGTTCCCTGCATTCTTGGTGCCCAATACTTGGCCTCCTCAGATTCTGGATCACTCTTTATCTTTTGGTATGCTGCCTTCAAATCCGCGTTCTGCTTTACATATGTTTTATAATCCTTCTTTTTACTTGCAGATTTTGTATACTGCTCTTTGTATCCTTTCTTTGCTGCTAACCTTTGTCCCTGTTTTTTTGACTTCAATCCACTATCCTTCAACACAGGAATTCCTTCAGTAGTAGTTTTAGAAGGATACCCCTTCATTGCCTCACGCCGTCTTAATAGTTTCTTTTCATTATCGGTAATGTAGGCTAACTTAGTGCCACCTAATTCTTCTGGAACTGTTCTTAACATACTCATCTTCTAATTCCTCGTGTAGAATAATCTACTACAGCTCCTTGCAGAGTTATTGGTTTATCGTATATGGAGCTATTCTTAATAATCATTCCCATATTAGTTCCTATTCCACTAATCTTTATTCTTTCGGAAGCTACTACTGTAACGCCGGTAGTATCATTAGATACGTCGTCCTCATTCCACTCATCTGCAGTAACTGATACATCATAAGATGTAGCAGCTTGACTTGATCTTGGAGAAAATGTACCTCCATAGTCAAACGTAGGATACACAGTTAACGTGGTAGAGGTATCAGCATTAATCTCTAACCCTATCTCTCTAAATCTTTTCTTTACTTGAGGTGAACCATAGCTATGATAGGAGCTTCTTATAAAAGAATCTACAGCAACACCATCAAAGCTAGTACCTGAATCAATCCTCCTAACGTACCCATCATCAAAGCCACCATACAAAACTTCAAAACCATTAGCATCCTCACCTGAACAACAGCAATTAAGTTGGTTAGACATGGTAAATGGCATAATTCCTACATTCTGCCTATTCATATAAGTCATTGCTAATCCTGTCTTATCATTAAAAAACAATCTGTACTGGTTTTTACCTCTAACTCTTAATGACAATATAGCGCTAGACTTCTTCTTCTGTATATAAGGATCAATCTGGCTTGATGCAACAGATGTCTGAAAATCTCCATAATACTGAACTGTAAAAATAGATGTAATTCCCCTGTCATCAAGAAAAAATGTCTGATCCATTTTCTGCATAGTATACGGAATAGCCCCTGATCCCTGATGAAATCTTGTTAGATTCCAATCGGCAGCAGAACTTCCGTATAACATGTATGTATCATTCCTAGTAAAAATTGACATTACTTCTTTCAACTCTGTTGAAAACCCTGATACCTCTTCTCCTAAAGCTATTTCTGCAGAACCAGTAATTGGACTCCACTGCAATGGCTGTCTAATACTTGAGTGCTGTATAGAACCACCAGGAAAAGAAAGAAACAAATGATTCTTATGAGCTATTATATGTTCAGGGGTATCAGTATCCATCCCAGTACTGATTTTAATAAAGGTAGTACCGTCATAAGAAAAACCATTATCAACTGTATTAACACCATACATAGAAATTCCAGTGGTCTTACCAGAAAAATTATAAGTTACAAACTCATACTTGCCACCAGGATCAAGTGTTTGAGCGTACTGGGTTCCATCAGCTTTGGCTAAAGTTCTAGGTGAGGGTTGAGAGGCCCCATTAACATCTGCCCTGTCTGCACTGGAAACCTGTATCTTTTCACCATCTGTCCATGTTCCAGTATTACCGGTTATAGATAAATAACCAGCTGCATCATCATCGTCCCAAGCTCCAGAAGCAACATTAACTTGTTTTACTGTAGCCGTTATACCAGAAGTAACCCCGGTTATAACGTCATCAATTTTTATCTCTGTAGTTCCAGCATCAAAAGCTAATGTAGGCGATAATAGATTCTCGTCATCTACAAACGTACCACTTATTCCAGTAAGAACAACTGACCCCTTACCACCAAGCTCCCAAAGACCATAATAAGAAACAGCAGCTACCGTACCTACAGCTCCTCCTGCTCCAGTTATAATAGAACCAACTACAAATTCCCCGTTTGTTGTAGTACCATCAAAATTTAAAGCCGTTCCTAAATCTACCTCATCCCATCCAGTGGGTGTAGACTTATACATCCCAGCGGTAGCACCACCAGATTTATTTCTAAATGCATAGGTATCTCCACTAAAAACCCACACACCAAGAACACTACCTTCCCCAGGAACTATCTCTATAATTCCCCTCTGGTCTTCTATAGCTGTTTTTGCCTCAGCAACAATAGTAGACCCACTATATATGGGCCTTAATGATGGAGCGCCATAAGAAAGAGAAGTGGCAAGAAGCCCCATTATCCCACCCTAAAAACTGATAATTGACCATAGTGCATCTGGAAATTCTCAGACCCAGAATCTGCGTGTTTTACTTGTGCTAAAACATTGGTATAATCAGTATGCCCGGTAGTATCAATTATTCCAGAGATAGATACCATATTCTCTAAAGTTGCGACTGCTCTTTGAACCGCCGCATCATAACCCGGATAAGTTGTTGAAGCTCCATCCACTGAAGTGCCAATTCTAAAAGTCCATATTACTGTATCAGTTCCAGTCTGAGCAAAACTTATACCCAGATTAACCATAAAAAAACCTTTATCGTAAATTTTAATCCAGTCATTTGCAAAATCTGCATCAGACCCTACACTTGTTGAAGACACAGTTCCAGTATCATCAGGCCCATTAGCCCCAACTGAATCAGCATTCCAATCTATTGTTACTGTTGTAGCGGTTGCTATTGCTTGACTAGCGGGCGTTCCAGCTGGTGAATATATAGTAGCATATCCACCCATCCCAGATTCTGTAAATTGCCTTACCATCTGCGCTGTGATAGCGCCAGTAGTATTATCAGCAAAGCTAGTTCCTGTTAGAACTGATCTTTCTTTCCTTAAGGCTGTTGGTGTTCCCATTATCCATACTCCACGTTAAATGCAGCGCCAAAAGCGCTATTCTTGTTTAAAAAAAATAGTGTTTCTCCGTCCTGAAGAGTGCCGGTTCGTGCTACAAAATACACATACCCCTCAGCATTTCCTTCTGTAAAATAAAATGCATCGCTAAAGGCAGTAGAGAATGCAGATAATCTAGAAAATGAACCAGATTCCGAATCACCAGTTATATCTTCTATGCTAACACTTAACACAGATCCTATAGCTCCACTAGTTTCACCCTTTACTAAGTCTCCCACTGAAGGAATCTGCATATCAAATGCAGTACCAAAGGACATATCAAACACAGAATCCCTAGCTGTGCCAAGCGTAAAAGGAATTCTATAATAAGTTATATCTGAAGGAAGAGTCCTACCATCAAATCTTTCATAACCATCTATTCTTCTATATCTTCCCCTTATATCTACCTCAAAATTATCAGAGGCAACTAATTCCCCAGGTCTCATAGATAAAGCTGGTTCTACTATATTTAAACCGCCTTCAAAAGGAAAATAATTAGACTGCAACCCCGAAGGTTTTAATGATCTTTTAGTTAATTTGGTCATTGTGGAACCACTGTAAAACTATCAATGTTTTGCGCTCTAGAAAATCTTCTATTCTTTTGTCCAGANAATTGATCCGCCTCTAATTTGTCAAGTAAATCTTCAAACTCAGCTAATGCACCAGCTAAAATTTCTGGCGCATCTTCGGCTTCAGCGTAATATATCTTGGCTCTTGCAGTTATAATTTTATGGAACCTAGAAGGTATAGGGGATTCGCTCGCATCAACACTCATTTCAGTTGGGGTTTTCCAATACGACGCAGATATAGCAGTAGTCGCATCTGGTGTTGGATATAAGTCTATTACATTATCAGGCTTAACAGAAAATACTTCTGGCGTAGCTGAAGTAATTACTCCCAATTTGTATTCTAAATTATAATCATCCCAATCCATATACTCCAATTCTTGATAGGCATCAGTACCTTTAGAAAAAACAAACGAATCTAATTTCCAATTTCCAATATCGGATGGAGAAGTTAATGTAGAAGTATCTACTACTGGAGTAAAGGTAACTTCGGTCCATAGGAAATTCCAATTAAACCACCTACTTTGTATATCTACATCAGCCTGTTTTATATAACGAACAACAGCGTTCTCTTCTTCTGATAAATCAGAAGCAGCAACGTCAGATGGACCAGTCCCTGGAATGCCTATATCCCTAGCCATATTTTGACATAATTCTAGGTATGTACTCATTTCAAATTTTTCACTATTTCATTATAAACATCATTAGAATTTATCTTGGCCGCACACATAGCTCCTCCGCTATCGTCATCTCTGTAACAAGTATTAAAACCGTAATGCATTTTATGACAAGGAAAACAAAAGTTATCATACTCTTCAGGCTCTAAAGAACTGGTATTTTTCCAGTGCTTAGAAAGATTTTCTTTTGAAGAGTGAGACAACAATACTATTTTATAGCAATCCAGAGTAGATGCAGCATTTAAAATCCCAGTCTCTGGCCCTACAACGATAGAACAATGCTCTAAAAAAGATAATGTTTCTCGTATAGACCATTTACCAGATTTAGTAATTACTCTTTTCTCATCTTCCCAACCAACCTCTAACATCTGGCAAACATTATCACCAACAGTAATAAAGCAAGCATCGGGCCTATACTTTAATACTTTAGTTATTACAGTATCAGTCCAAGGATATACTTTGTGTACTGAAGAACCAGATAAGGCCCATAAAATAATATTCCTAGACTTTATTTTCTTCCTAGTTTTTTTGGCCCATTCTCTTTCTTTATCTGTAGGAAAGAATTTTGGATTAAAGATATGAGGAACATCAGCTAGATCATGAAGCCTTTCCATATAATTAACATTACATAGATCATGAACCTCTTCTTTACTAAGACTATAGAACTTAGGATTGCCTGGAACCTTGGTTGCTTTTCCATTTAACTTCTCAACTCTATCTCCTACCAGCAAAAGAGATCCTTCTATTGATTCAGATAACTGTATAAACTTATCAAAGCATGGAGACATCTTTTCCCAATACTCCGTAAGTCTGTCAATAGATATCTGATCTGTTTTTTGAATTAATAGTTCATCAATATTTGGATCGCTATAACAAATATTCTCCCCTCGTTCTGTAACATTTACACATACTCTATAACCTTGCTCCTTGAGTAAGGGTAGTATAGATGCAACTTGTAACATATCTCCAAAACCGCCGTACCTAACAACACAAGCGGTTTTTACTTTTCTTTTCCCTCCGAAATCTTGAAGAGAAAAGTTCTCTATTTCCTTTTCAGGAATTATTGTTTTTATCACTTTTTCTTAGAATGCCCACCCAGCAATCACGCCAGTGCCTCTAACCATTTCGCCATTTACACGGCCTTCATTATTTGTTCTTCGTTGTGCATACCTTGACTCCATAGCTCTCTCGTCAAATAACTGAGAACCGCTGGTGTATCCTTTAAGGATAGGATCTGTATGCCCATAACCAACTTCTGGAGTTTCAACAACTCCGCCAATGAATGCTTCAATTGAATTCATTCTTTTAGCCATTTTAATCTCCTATAATGGATAAGGGGCGGTTTCCCGCCCCCTTTCCAATTACTTTAACGCCATTCAAATTTTCCACGATCAGTGGAAACAGTTGATTTGGCAATACCCTGCGGCATCTGATTCTTACCGACGCTATCCATACCTAGGGATTTTAAAGATTCCCCAGCTATATCCTTCTTTTCGATAAGACCATTCTGATTAACCGTAGGCGCACTTCCTGCTGTATCTTTAGCCATAATAGACCTCCTTAATACCATTCAACAACAAC